AACTCCTTCGACTGGTCTCCATCACTTCGGTGACCAGTCATTTTAATAAGGAGATCTTTATTAAGTGGAGGAAAAGAGTTGGTACTGAAGAAGCAGACCGTATCACGAAAAAGGCAACTAGTCGTGGTACAGATATGCATACTCTTACCGAACATTATCTGAAGAATGAAAACCTCCCAAAGGTTCAACCTATCTCTGATTTTCTCTTCAAAATTTCTAAAGAAAACCTGAATCGCATAAATAACATACACGCCCTTGAGGGTTCGCTATATAGTAAGCAATTAGGAATTGCTGGAACGGTAGATTGTATCGCTGAATATGACGGCGAGTTAGCTATAATCGACTTCAAGACTTCAAAGAAACCTAAACCCCGAGAGTGGATTGACCACTACTTTGTACAGTGCATGGCATATGGTTGTATGCTGTACGAACTGACTGGTATTTCAGTCAAAAAACTTGTAATCATTATGGCATGTGAAAATGGAGAATGCGTCGTCTATGAAGAGCGAGACAAATCAAAGTACATCAAACTTCTCACAGAATACATTGGAAAGTTTGTTAGAGATAAACTGGAACTCTATGGAACCAAATAAAGAACTAGAAAAAGCAATCGAGAGTAAATTTTTGACTCCTTCAAAATTTGCCTTAGAAATTGAGAAGATTGTTGTTGAGGAAAAACTCAATTACATTGATGCTATCGTACACTATTGCGAAATCAATGAACTTGAGGTAGACTCTGTAACGAAGCTTGTATCCAAACCACTGAAAGAAAAACTGAAGTGGGATGCTACAAGACTCAATTTTATGAAGAGAACTTCGAGAGCGAAACTGCCTTTATGATCGTGACACCCTTTGAAACTTATCAACATTATTTGTCACTAAAAAATCATTTCACAAATCCCAAATACGACTTCTTCAAATACGGAGCAAAAACCCGTGCTAGTGTAACCTCCTTTAATAAGAGGAAAGACAAGTACTGGTTCGAGAAGACCTCTCGCAAATACTCTGATGAAGAGGTCGTTGATTTTTTGGTATCTAATTTTTCTGCCGCTGAAAACCCACAGAACCTATGGATTGGAGAAATTATCAATTCTGGAGAAAGGACATACGCCGAGTGGATGAAACGACGGCAGAGTTCGACCTACTTGTTCAAAGAACAAAGCAACGAATTACTATTGGAGAACGAATTGGAGAGTCTCTTCGATTGTTCCAAGGGTCATCCAAGAATCTTCAAAGCGTATCTAGGAAGGAAACTTTCACTAGAAAACTTCGTAATCTGGGACAAGGTTTTGGGATTTTCAAAAAACTTTGATAAGAAGTTGACTGACCCTGTGTGGGAAACCGTCAGTCTCAAATTAAAAAAATATAGTCCCTTCATAAATATTGACGTATTCAAATATAAAAAGATATTGCGGGAACTGGTGCATGAGTGATTTTTTCGACTCCGAAATTATTCAGGAGGAACTAACTGAAATTAACAACCTTCAAGAGAAAATCTACGGATCTCTCTTTGGTTTTGGTATGATGCCTAAGGAAGAAAAACTTGAGCACATTGAGATACTTCAGGACTTGCTAGAAAAGCAAAGAGTGATGTATACTAGGTTATCTCTTTCAGACGACCCTAAAGCGGTTGAAATGAAAGAGAATCTCCGCAAGTCAGTCGCAATGATGGGTTTTCCCCCTGAAACCGACATGACCATGCTTTTTAATAGTATGAATGCAACCATCGAGGCACTCAAAAAACACGTTGACGCCTGACGGTTTTCTTGTTATACTATCTAAGCAAATCCAAACAATCCAACTCAATCCGAGGTAATCTAAATGTCTTTCGCAGACCTTAAAAAGCAATCCAAACTGGGCTCCCTGACTCAAAAACTGGTCAAGGAAGTCGAAAAGATGAACAACAACGGTGGCGGTTCCGCCGATGACCGTTTCTGGAAACTGGAGTGTGATAAGAGCGGCAATGGTTATGCCGTCATCCGTTTCCTGCCTGCACCCGATAGCGAAGATCTTCCCTTCGTGAAACTGTACTCCCATGCCTTCCAAGGTCCTGGTGGTTGGTATATCGAGAACTCTCTGACTACTCTGGGTCAAAAAGATCCTGTGTCTGAGTACAACTCCATGCTGTGGAACAACGGCACTGATGCAGGTAAAGATGCTGCTCGTAAGCAGAAGCGTAAACTGACTTACATCAGCAACATCTATGTTGTGAAGGATCCTGCTAACCCTCAGAATGAAGGTCGTGTGATGCTGTACAAATACGGCAAGAAGATCTTCGACAAACTCACTGCTGCTATGCAACCCGAGTTTGAGGACGAGGAAGCAATTGATCCCTTTGACTTCTGGCAGGGTGCTAACTTCAAACTGAAGGCAAAGAACGTTGCAGGTTATCGTAACTACGATTCTTCTGAGTTCGCTGCACAAAGCGCACTCTTGGACGACGATGACGCAATGGAAGCAATCTGGAAGAAGCAATCTTCTCTCCAAGAATTTGTTGCTGCCGATCAGTTCAAAGACTATGACGCACTGAAGACTCGTCTGGACTATGTACTTGGTAACAAGGGCACTCCTCGTTTCCAAGACCAGGAAACCGTTGAAGCAGAGGAAGATTTCCGTGCTTCTAACCGTGGTGCTGCTCCCGCAGTAACTTCTACTCCTGGTGACTTCAACGCAGATGATATTCTTCCATCTAATTCTTCTAGCGATGATGACGATGCACTGTCTTACTTCGCAAAACTTGCTGAAGAGTGAAGTACAATCAGATCTGCCTCACTTTATTAGTAGTGGCGGCATATTTTAATCTCTTATTCAAGTGAAATCTGATTACCACATTGACCGCGTAAATAAGAGTGAAGCCGCAGAGTTACTTCTGCGGTTTCATTATCTAAAGGATATATCTAAAACTTTTAAATCTGGTTATAATTACGGTCTTTATAAAAACAACGAATTCTGTCCTCTAAATATCGGAGGCATTCAGGGAGTCTGTATTTTTACAGGTCTCCCTGTTCCCGAAATAGCAAAAGGAGCATTTGGTCTAGAGAGGAATGAGCAAGAAGGGTTATTTGAACTTTCACGACTTTGCATCCATCCTGATACTCAGCAAGAAGAGTACAACATTACTTCTTGGTTTGTTAGCAGGGCGATTAAAAGACTTAGAAAAGAAACAAAAGTCAGGGCAATTATTTCATACGCTGATAGTGAGCATCACGGTGGCACAATCTATCGCGCTTGTAACTTTAAGTATTGTGGTTTATCAGATGCAAAAAAAGATTTCTTCTTTTCAGACGGTACCAAACACTCAAGAGGAAAGATTGGTGACTCCGAAGGTGAATGGAGAGACAGATCTCGCAAACACCGATATGTTATGATTTTTGATAAGAGTCTAGAACTCTTATGGTCCAATAAGTCTAGTGTTCTCAGTAATCAGTAGTTTACTATTGACTGTCTGGGAACTTTCTTTATAACTCATCAGTTCTCTCATATCATTCAAGAACTGTTGAAGATAGATTGGTTTCATTACTTCAATCCTTCTCTTGCTTTCATTCAGTCGTGTTTCATACTCATAGTTGGAAACACCAGTTACGGGACTTATTTCCTGATTAACACCCATGTATTTTGTTGATCCATGACCAAGGAAAGGTGGATTTATATCATAATCTGGAGGAGTTCCACCCCCACCACCAAGATCTGGATTGGTGATATAAAACTTGGTTGCAGAAGCATCGAAAGGAGTTTTAATCGTAAAGTTTTGATCAACTCTTTGACCACCAGGTAAAATTAATCTTCCTAGATTATCTTTTACTTCGATTGTTTCATAATGGTGGACAGAATTCAGATCTGTACCATACTTTGCTTCAACATAACGATATAAATCATAGTTTCCTAGTGGCCATTCATTTTTAATGTTAGTGATTCCAGCAGTTAATATAATAATCCAATCACGCTCTGAGGTACCATATAATCTTTCCGCCATAGTATCAGGTCTTTCACCATCGCGGATAGTATATTTGTTAAAAAACTGTACGTTGTCTTGAATCCAATCTTGAATCTTTACTCTACGAAAGAGATTCTTGATTCTTATATACTCCTGTGATGAAGTCTTATGTAATAAGTTTGACTGATATAGAATATCAGGTAGTTCTCTAAAGTAAGACATTAGTAACCAACTCCTCCTACGGTAAAGTCACCATCTTGTGCTGCAGCATCATCATAATCTTCCATGTAGATTGGATTAATCTCTTTGAAAGTAAAACTCATTCTAATGTGAACTGGTGTTCTGTCGCTATAAGTTGCATAAGTTCCAGAAGCAGTATAATTAACAGATACGTTTTCAATAACACCAACCTTAAATTTGTGTAAGAATGGATGCTGTTTTTCGCCACCAGCAACATATTCCAACTGAAACAAGTCTGGTGAGTTGATGAATATACCGTTCCCTTTCTTAGGAACAGTTGCTTTTTTAATCGTTCTAATAATCTTTTTCACCACTTGTGCCTCAGCAGGTTCTCTTGGTGTAAAGTCAAATGTGAATGGGAATGTTCTAAGAGTTACCTTGTTAAACAAGAGCTCTAAGTTTGACTGAAGAATCTGACCAGAAGAACGAGTAATTAGTGACTGAGGATTAACATTAGCACCAAGTTGATTAAGAGCTTGTCCTGCTAATGATGTTTGCAAAGCACTTGCTGCAGAATCAGATATTTTTAATCCACCAACTTTTGTCAAAATATCCATCACTTTTCCAGCAGCTTTTACTGGATTATCAATCAAATCAGAAGCTAAAGCCATTCCAGCAGCTTGAAGTGGATTTAAGGTATCTTCAGAATATCCTACAGTAATAGAATCACTTATTTGTTGTGGGATAGGCAACCAAATATATCTTGCATTTGCTTTTAATGATTTTTCCTTATCATAGGTGTTTCCTTCCAGATTGAAAGCTTCATTTTTTGTTTGAAGTCGATTAATTCCTTTAAAAGTACCATCTATAAGTGAAACTTTACCTGTTAGATTCCCTTTATCATCTCTTTCTTTTATATAATCCCCTTCAACAACATTTTCAATTCCAAATGGATTCTGAACCTGATCAAAAATTCTAATAAGAAGCATATCCTGCTCCTTCTCAATCGCTTTCAGCGGATATCGCATCACATCCGCTGGAGGAGGTGTTCCATAAACGGTCCTCTTCATATAATCACTTTTAAAAAAGTTTTCTGGGTCTAAACCCATATCAACATTTAAATTACCAATATCACCAAAATTTAAATTATAGGGCATCTGCCTAGTTTTTTAGTTATTTAGACGCTTATTCATAAGTGACAGTCTAAGTATATCATTTACTTCAGAACGATAGACTTCATACACATCAGTTCCCACTTCACTCCATGTATATTGTCTTGGTTCTCTCCAGTGAGCACTGAATCCACGAAATCCCCACTGGAACACATCTGTAACTGCTATGAAAGGATTTTGATCGAATGTGATGTTTGGAGTCTTGGCGTTATAGATGAACAGATATAACTTACCAGATTGAACAGATCTCACTGGAGTTGGGGTCAATAGTTCAAGAACTTCAACCATTCTATCATCTGGATCTGCTAGACCCGTCATATTATCAACAACAGAACGGATTCTGTTTACATTAGTATCTGTATCTGTTGGTCGTTTCGCCATTAGTTGATACCTAGTTCTTTCTCCGTCATTACTTTGAACTCCCACATTCTGTCTCTACAGAACTCTCTTGCTGCTTCCCACTTTGCCTGATTCTTAGCATACTCATATGCTTCACTCAGATACTTTTTAGTCTGCCTCTTTGGTTTCGGTGGAGGAGAGCACTGTCGAAGTGGTTTAACTTCGATGAGAGATGATTTAATTCTACCGCTAGTATCTCTATACTTGATAAAGAAGTCTGGGAAATATCTATGAATCTTATTATCAATGGGAGAACGATATGGGATGCAGAACTCTTCAGACTGCCACTCTAATATATTTTCATTCTTATCACAGTAAACCATGAACTTGCGTTCCCAAAGAGAACGATATATGATATTGGTTGGGTCACCCTTATATTTCTTTGGATAAGAGGGTTTATATTTTCCCTTATATGACATCTAAATAACTAAACAATCACCTAAGAGTATTTAGAGTGCCTAGACCATTTCCGAAAAAAATATCTCAGATAAAACCAACATTAACAGAAGTTGCTCAGAGTTCTCATTTTATTGTTGAGTTTGGTGGACTGAGTGGAGAATTGAGAAAGCATCTTCGTAATAGGGGGATGGATTCTAGATTTATTTCTGATAACCTCAGTTTACTTTGTAATAGAGCATCATTACCTGGTAGTGGTCTTGCAACAGCAGATGTTGTTGGAAACTTTACTGGAGTTACTGAAAAGTTTGCACATACTAGAACTTTTGTCCAGATGGACATGGAATTCTATGTTGATAACTCATATAGATCTTTAAAATTTATTGAACACTGGATGGAGTTTATCTCTGGTGGTTCGGAGACAAGTGGTGAGGGAGTAAATCCTCTGCGTGATGGATATCATTTTAGAATGAGATATCCAAGTGAATATAAGTGCGATGAAACTAGAATCATCAAGTTTGAAAGAGATTACAAGAGATATATTGAGTATAGATTCTTTGGATTGTTCCCAATCGCATTGAATGCAACTCCAGTTTCATATGAAGGTTCCACCTTATTAAAAGCATCTGCTTCATTTAATTATGACAGATACTATTGTGGAAAGTCTCGTTCGATTAATGAATATATTGGAGACAAGAATAATCAAGAACAAGGATCCAATTCAATATTCGGTGCCGCACAGAATAGTGTATATGGTATGAATTTTAGTGATGTTCTCAATAATAATGATCTTGGATATAGTGCTAATGTGGAACTAGTTGGTAACTATGCAAATATGTTTAATATAGATCCAGCATCTACATCACTGAATAAGGCGCAAATCAGTAACGCTCAGTACACTTCAACTAGTGACTCTGGTGCTAGAGGTCGCAATTAACCCCACTAAATAATTTTACTGATGTGCATGAATCGTAATGCCTTTACCAAAGATTGCTACACCAACCTATGAGTTGGTGATACCTTCGACTAAGAAGAAGATTAAGTATAGACCATTCTTAGTGAAGGAAGAAAAGGTTTTGATCGTCGCTATGGAAAGCGAAGATACAAAACAGATTGCTGGTGCAGTCAAAGATGTAATCAAGAATTGCATCCTCACCCGTGGAGTCAAAGTAGAAGAACTTTCTACTTTTGATATTGAATACTTGTTCCTCAACATTCGTGGTAAGTCTGTTGGTGAGGAAGTAGAGGTTCTTGTGACCTGTCCTGATGATGGAACCACAAAAGTTCCTACTGTGATTGATTTGGATTCTATTCAAATTCAACATGATGAAGATCACTCAAGAGATATCAAACTCGATGATCAATTGACTCTTAGGATGAGATATCCTTCGATGAATGAGTTTATTCAAAGCAACTTTATTGTTACTGATGCTGGTGTTGAAGATACCTTTGGTATCATTATGTCATGCATTGAGCAGATTTATAATGAAGAAGAGTCGTGGTCTGCTTCTGATTGCACTGAGAAAGAACTAAAAGATTTTATCGAACAGTTGAACTCCAGGCAATTTAAAGAAATTGAAACTTTCTTTGCTACAATGCCCAAACTATCACATACTATTGTGGTCAAAAATCCCAACACGGGAGTAGATAATGAGATTGTACTTGAGGGATTAGCAAGTTTTTTCGGTTGAGTATGGCTCATACTGATCTTGAGTCATACTTCCGAATCAATTTTGCCTTGATGCAGCATCATAAATATAGCTTGACAGAGTTAGAAAATATGATACCGTGGGAGAAAGAAATTTACCTTGCTTTCCTCCAACAGTATATTGAAGAAGAAAACCTAAAGGCACAACAGCAGAATGGTTGAGATTTCCCCAATATTTGGTAGAGGACCAAGAATGTCCGCTGCTGCCTATACAGGCAGAGCAGTTGCTCCTGCTGCCGTGGAGGATGCTGCTGAGTCTAAGGCACTTATTACTAAGAACTCATTACAACTTGGTGTTGT